TAGTTCCATCCGGCCACTTCACAAACCTATGCAATGTATCATAACTAGGAACATGTAATGACCATGCTGTACTATCATAGGGTGCAACATACCAATAAACAAATTCAGCAACTACATAACAATAATTCTGTGTTGGATTCTCTGGTGTCCAAATTTCTCTCATTGCTTTAGTTTTTAAATGTTTTTTCCCCATCTCTATCAAACTACGATACAAACGTTCTTTATCAACACCAGAAAATTCAAACATTTCCTGTAAAAAATCTTCAGGAACTTTCAATACCCATACCCCGACATAACACCTCTGACTGTATCAGATGCCTCAACGTCAACAACCAAATGTATTCTATCACCTTTACCATCATTTATTGCTCGATGTGGTTTTCTTACATCTATATACCAACAATCACCTTGCATCATATGTACTTCATGTTCAAGTCCATTTTTATTCCAAACTGTAAATTTCACTAACCAATTAGTCATAATAGGCCAATGAAACCGCATTAACTTTCCATCAGTAACACCAGAATCTGGATCAGTTTGATCTGTATGTCTCTCTAACGTCCCACCACCAGGAACTAATTTCATAAACCGTATTCTATGTATGGGAGTATCAACCCACTCAAGCAATTTATCTACTTCAGGAAATTGCTCACGCAAATAAGTATCCTGCATTTTAAACTCTTGATCTTTGTGTTTTTCATGCCACTTCTTGTTCATCTCCTCAGGTTTTGTAATAAAATTAGGATTATCACTATATCCTCTTAATGAAATCGCAGACCAACTGGCGCCCTTATTGTAATTACTATAATGGTTTTCAAACTCAGGTAAAAGGTCTAACTTCTTTCTTATAGATTTTACCGACTCAGGATCAACACAGAATCCACTTGCTTTTGCCATTGTATAATTTTCTTCCCGAATAATCTCAGGATGTTCACGTTCACCAAAGAATGGATTAATATTATCACGAAACCATATCCCATATATTTCTGCAAAACTAGTAAATTTTGTTCCAACACATTTATATCCAGCTGTATCTGCAATATATCTTGCTTGGACATCTTCTTGCCATATATACAACCATGTAGGAGTTGAAAATTTCAAAGCCTCTACAACATCATCTTTTTGATCCCAATCAAACTCAAGTTTTTCAACTGTACGATCCCCTTTCATTTTCTTAGCAACAACTACATCTCTAAACATTTTAATTGGAACTTCAGTCTTACTTATCTTAGTTTCAAATACATAATTGTCTGAAACAACTAAAGATTCTGCATCCAATCCTTTTGCAATTTTATCTTTTCGTTGTTCAGTAAACGGAGATTTACTATAACTATTATACCTTTCCCATCTACTCTCCATACCTTTAAGATAATCTAATTCATATCCTTTTTGCCAATCTTTCACGAAAAAAATCCCTCCAATGTAGGTACTTCATATGCAGATTTAAACACATCCACATCCTTTCCAAATGTCCAAACAGGTTCAATAAATATAGAATCATAAAATTCTTCTTTATCTTCTTCCTTTATTGTTTTCATTCTTTGCATCATACGCATTCCTATTTGTCCAAGAAAATTACAATCAGTAATTTCTTTTAAATTATCCACCATGTCATCACATATCGGATAATGCTTAGTTCTTATTTTTGGATCAATAATATTAACAAGCATATGTCCACCAGAACCTAATAATTCATATTGCTTATGCAAAACTGGGAATAAAAAATCATCTCTCCAAGATTCAAATGTAATATATCTACTCCAAGATTGTTTATCTTCATTAAGACTTCCTTCATTATATCTCTCAGTAGAAAAATAAGGAGGTGAAGAAAATGCTAAATCAATTTTCAAATCTATAGTATTCCAAGGAAAATCTTCAGCAGGCAAATTATAAATTAACACATATTTTTTACCTATAAACTCATAACTATTCTCAGTCTCATTTTCTTCATATTCTCCTCCAGATAATGCATTATGATAAAATCTACATTGCTCCTTATATACTTCAAAAGTATTTTCATTCGGATCACAACCTATATAATGTTCAGTGCTAGGTGTTGCCCAAAAACCAGCAAGTCTATCACCCCAACCACAAGACATATCAAACACTGATTTGGCATCAAACATTTCATACATAAGTTTTGCAACATTGGGTTTAAACTGTGAGGCAACATAAGATCCCAAACGAAATGCTTGGCGATAACTTTCTGTGGTAAGTGCTTGATTAACTTCAGTTAATCTAAAAATAGGAGCAATTAATTGATCAACCTTATCACCAGTCTCCCACCTTTCTACTGCACTGCGAAATCCATATGATCCACAAGACATACGATTTTTGTTTTGAAAATAATCACTAATAGAATTACAACTATTCCCCATCTGAATTAATTCCAAACCACACTCGGCAAAAGAATATTTATATTCAAATTTTTCTAAAATATCATACTCATTTTTATTCATTACCATAGATTTCATTGTAGTTCTAACAAGATTCTTAAACCTACTCCGAACTTTCTTTAATGGAATCTTCCTATAAGGAAATGGAGGTTTATACGTGAGTATATAATCGGTGAGTGCAGCCTTAACTGCATCTTTCCCATACTCTTCCAACATGCTCTGCCAATTCTTCGTATCAATCACAGGAACATCGGAATCAACTGTAAATAAATGTAATAACGATTTTATCTTTTCCATTATCTATATTATAACATATAATTGTTCATTTGTCAAGCCTAAACCACCTTTGAGAAATTTTTTATTTTCTCGAACTTAATAACATGTTCAAACTTTTCATACAAAGCATCCCCTTTATGTGAAATAATGTAAACATTAGTATTAGAACCCAATGTATGGAGTAACTTCAAAAATTCTTCTGTGCCAGTTGAATCTAAAGAACTATCAAATACCTCATCTAATATGAGTAAATTTGTATTGGCACTATTTTTCATCTTAGCAATTGCCCGCCAAGTAAAAAGCAATGCTAAATCAATCCTCATTTTCTCACCTTCGCTAAAGGAAGAATAACTAAAAACATCACGATACCTACTCTTTATTATTTCATTAAAATTCTCATCTAACTCAAAATTGAAATAAGAATCCATAGCACTCAAATGGTTATTTATGAGTTTATTCATAATAGGTAAATACTGACGAATAATCTTAGTCTTTATACCAGAATCTTTCAATAACTTTCCAGCAATCTTTAAATATTTAAGATCATCAGAAAAATCTTTCTTTTCAGTTTCTAAGCCCGTCAATTCCCTTTTCAGTTTTATTAATCTCTCATCATCTCCACTTGACTTTTCCTTTACCTTTAACAAATGTTCAATTTCATCCTGTAGTTTTATAATATATTCATTAATTCCCTGTATCTTATAATTTAACGATTGCACTTCATTATTATTTTCATCTATTTGTTGACGGACACAATCCATTTCTTTAATGTTAGATATTGTCAAATCTAATTCTTTCTGGAGATCAACCAACCCATCTTCATAACTACCTATCTTTTCACTTCTTTCTTCAACCAAAACATCTCTATATTCATCATCCAATACTTGCTCACAGGTAGGACATTCTTTCATATCAACAAAAGTTGTAACTTCCTTTTTTGTAATTTTAATATTATTATCTATTTTCTTTTTCAAATCTAATAATTGAGTTTGGTATTCCCCCTTTTCATCATAAGTAACTAAACTCTGATTATGATTCTTATTTTTCAGCTGAAAATGGTTGATTGCCTTTTGATGTCCGGCAACGGTTTCATTATTCTCTGTCATCAAAACTTTAGTCTTACTAATTTTATCCCTATTTATCTCCTCTGCTTCCAATTTGTAACCTTCAATAAGTTTTTTCTTTTCTTCTGCCAATTCCATTTTGTACAAAACTTCACGTTGAAAATTTGAATTCAAAACAATTTTATCTTTCAATATCTGATTCATTATTGAAAATATTTGAATATCTAATAAATCTTCAATAACATCCCTTCTTGCTGAAGTAGGAAGTTGCATAAAAGGTTGGAAAGAACTAGAACCCAATATGATAATTTGAGTGAAACTCTTATAATTTAATTTCAATATTTGTTTTTCAAGTTTCTCCTGATAATCTTTTGATTTTGCATCTTGATTGAGCAAAATACCATCTACATAAATTTCAAAAATCCCTGGTCTGATTCCACGACGGATGAGATATTTTTTACGTCCTATAAAAAATTCAACCTCGACAAGCAATCCAGATTCATTAATAGTGTTTACCAATTGTGGTTTATTTATTTTACGAAAAGGTTTAGAAAATAAAACAAATGTCAATGCATCCAACATAGTAGACTTTCCAGATCCATTCTCTCCGAGAACTAATGTAGTTGGATACTCATTGAGTGTAATTTCAGTAAAATAATCTCCAGTAGACAAAAAATTCTTATACCGCAATTTAGTAAAAGTTATCATTCAATCTCTACTGCTTCCAAATACAAAGTTTTCATCAAGGAATCTAATCTAGTTTTATCAACTGTTAATTCTAACCCATCAATATATTTACTCAAAATTGTCATAGTATCTTCTGCCTCGTCCAATTCTCCAGCAGTATCTAATATCTCCAAAGGATCTTCAATAATTGTTACATCGTATGGATTAAAACTGTAGAGTCTGTCTAAAAACAAATCAAATTTATAAGAATCCTCCTTTTCAACTACAATTACTTTAACATAAGAATTTTCATATTCATCATAATCTCGATTTAAATATTCATTCTCTAAATCATTATACAATATCTTATAAAAAATCTTATACGGATTAACTATAAAATTCATATCCCTAGTATCAGTATCAAATACGTAAAATCCCTTGGGATCATCAACATCACTCCACATCAACTCATAAGGAGTTCCCAAATATTGTATATGTCCATCTCCATTCTTATAGTGAAAATGTCCAGACAACACCATATCGAATTTATTAAACGTTTTCTTACTCAAACCATGTTCACACACCAAACCTCTATACATAGAATATCCAGTAACTTCTAAATGTCCCATCAACACTTGTGCAGTCGTATCATTCAACATTTCCATTGTTTTCTCTACATTTTCTGGACATATCCAAGGCACAAAAAGTATATCTAATCCATCAAAATTTTTCACAATAGGTTCTTCATAAATCCAAGGTTCCTGCACACCTTCTAATGTTGTAAATAATTCTTGTACTGCATTTATTTTATTTGTGTTTTTGTAGTACGTATCATGATTTCCAATAATAATATGAGTATCAATTCCCATATCCCCGAGCTTAAAAATAAAATCCCTGCGTACAGTATTAAGCGTAACATAATTAATATACTTTCTCCTATCTACTAAATCTCCTAAATGTATCAATGTTGTAATATCATTTTCTTCTAAATATGGAAAAAATACTTTATCATAAAATTTCATAAAATGTTCAGTAAATATCTGACTATCATTCCTTGCTCCGAAATGCGTATCAGTTATCAATGCTATTTTCATTTTTCACCTTGAGTTTGACCCTTTTACTATTTTTTCTTACAACTTTTCCCTCACTAAGAATATTTCCACTACTAAAATCTTCCAACTTACAATAATCACCACACAATTTCAATGGTTTATCATAAAATAATTGCTTAATTGTAAATTCTGCTTTACAACTTTTGCAGATATAAGTAAAGAAAGGCATTATTTTGTCTCCATAAATTTTACCAAATTATTTTTATTTTTATTTTTATTTCTACGAGTTTTCATTTTTTCTTCAAAATCAGCAACTATTGTAGAATTTTCATTCATATATATCTGCATTGCTTCCAAATTGACATTATCATGGTCTTGCAATGTTACTAAATCAGTCATATTTCCCAATTTTTCAGTGAGTTTGTGTTTAATATAAGATTGCTTTTTTTCCCTTTCAATTCTTCGCAAAAAAGCAAAGTAAATAATTTGAGTAAAATATGAAAAAGGATTTTTTGATTTTTCTGGATCAAAATTATGACAATATTGTATACAATTCTCAACTCCATCTGAAATCATTTCATCTTTATACGTATAATTAATAAAATTAGGTCTCTGGGCTAAACCTCTAGCAATACGTAAAAAACACTCTCCCAAATATTCTGTAATACGTGGTCTTTCATCAACACCAGATTGTTCATTTTCATGCAATTCTTTTTTATATTCAGACATAACAGAATATAATTGTTTATTATCAACGTAATGTTCTTTTTTCTTTTTCATTTTAAGTTTTCCTAAATCATTTTACTGTGTATATTATAACATAAAAAAAGCCATTTGTCAAGCTTATTTTGGCTTGACAAATGGCCAAAAATATGTTATACTTAGCGTGTATACGCCGAGGGGAGCTGGATATAATATTATAGATCAAAAGTCTTAATAGTATAATTAAACTTCTGTTCATTATAAATCTTTAACCTTTCAAGCATATGGTTTAACGTATAATTATTTTTAGTCCTATATGACATGTCATCCGACACATCAAAAAGATTTGCTACTGTTTTTCTATCAGTACGTCTTAATGCTCTTCCAATAGATTGTAAATTTCGTATTCTAGATTTTGATGGACTAGCAAATACAACATTGTGCAAATTTTGAATATTAATGCCAGTAGAATAAGTTCCATAACTTGCAACAATAATGGAAGTTGTTTCTTTTTCTGTATTCATACGTATAACCTCTCTCTCATCAGTTGAAATACCTCCATGTATAAAACTAATAGGTTTATTAGTTTGTTCTTTCATTGTATTGTACAATATTTCTCCATGCTTTTCAACTAGCTGATAAAGGACTAATGTGTTGCCAGGTAAAGTTTCTACCATATCACAAATAAATTGATTGCGATTTTCATTCCCAACTATATAATTAATTTCTTGATGATATGTTGCAGTTTTCATTTCTTTGCAAATATTTTCTGAATGTTTTAATATTATACAATGAATTTTTAAATCAGCAAGATATTTTGCATCTATTAATTCTTTTGAAGTTGTCACTTCATATATTGGACCAAACAATCCTTCTAGTATAAATTTATGTGTTTTAGTATCATCTAGAGTGCCGGTAGTGCCTATTCTAATAGGACAATTAATTAACTTTGTCATTATAGCAGTTAATGATTTTGCTTTAAATCCATGTGCCTCATCCCCAATGATAACTCCAAAAGGTTCAAAAAAAGAATTTTTAAGACGAAATATAGATTGCCATGTTGTTATTAAATTTTTCTTGTTTATGTCTCTACTTTGTCCAGAATATAATTTATGAAAATATTTTTCTGAATCTATACCATATGATTGAAAATCTTTAAACATTTGTTCTACTAGTGAAGTCGTTGGAACAACAACTAGGGATCTCATGTCCGAAAAATATTGAATAATCATGTGTATAATTAATGATTTTCCAGATGCGGTAGGAGATAATAAAATGCATTTTTCATTCTGTATTGCATGTTCTAATGCAGATAACTGATAATCTCTTGGTTTAATAGGTAAATTTAAATTATTGGTAAATAATTCTAAATTTTTGCAATCACGTGGAATAAATTTTTCAGGATTGACAATTTTTGTGTCGTATTTTCTCGACTTCGCAAATTTTAATGTATGTTTAAGTAGACCACCATATAATAATTTATCCCTGACTGAATATAAACGAATTTTTCCATCCCATATTTTTGAACGGTAAGACGGCATGAATCTAGCACCAGGAACTTCAAAAGTAAAATAATCACACAATTCTTGTGCTACACTGGGCTCACAATCAATTACATTGTAAACTTCGTTTATTTTTTCAACATGTAAGGTATCAGGCAATACCATTAATAAATTTTCTCCAATCAATCACATGCCTAATATAAAAACTTCGGTTAGTAATACTAGTTAATGTACGTTGAAGATAATCAACTTTTGTATCTTTATATTCAACTCTCAAATTCATATTTTCTAATTCATCATCTCCATCTAACCATGTCTCAACTTCATTTTTAAGAATTTTTAACTCGAAAGGTTTTTCTTTATAAACTTCTGGATCAGCTCTTCCAGTATAATATAATACTTTTTCTAATTTTAATTTTTTGTAGTCTTTTTTTATTCTTGCTAATTCTAACTTTGCCTCTTCATAAAATTTTAAATATTTACTATGAAGATAAGGAGTCCTTATTGCTTCCCTATCAAGTGATGTATCATCTAATTCTAAATCTTTTTTTACCAAATCATACAATTCATCTAATTCCAATATATTTTTCCTATACTGATGTTGCTAATTTCATATCGTGAAAAACAAATGATACAGTTGCCATTATTGGTTGTGCAGATACATCGGTTGACTCTAATGTAATTGGTGTTATAACAGTTGGAAATATATTATTAAATTCTATAACTTTATTTGCATTCATACTATTAGTCATTATATGTAATCTTGCATTAGAATACATTTCTTTTGCAGCGGGAGTAGTTACTGATGCAGGCAATGTAGCAAATTCTTCTCTCATGTTTGAAGGATTTGATAATTGACGCACCCATTTATATATTTCATTCCAATTTTCCATATCCTCATCAACTAAAAACATACAATCAAAAATATCAAATGATAAATTCTGTCCAGGTTGTGGAAGACTACGTAAAGGAGTTTGTAACATTGCTTCTCCCAATTGTACACCAGGCAACATAACATTTTGGCACCAGTATGAAACTAATGGGAGTCTATCAATATCAAATTTATATGCAGTAGGACTCAATAAATTATAGTTTGACGGTAAATTTTGCATAGTTATACCTCCTGTGCATATATTTATAAGCTAAAATAGGGGGCGTCGTGAGATACGCCCCCTTATTAATATTAATCAATTACGGTATTCCGAAATTGAAGATTTGTTTAAAGTTTATTATATCCCAGTAACTCTAACTGTTCTATAATATACGTTTTCTCCAACAGCCAAATTATTATCAGTGTCACCACCAAACGGATTAGACAAAATACCATATCGGGTTTTAAATCCGATTTTTGGTTGGAATGTATCTTGACCAACAGTCTTAACCATTTGCAATGGGACGTATGGACAATAAAACAAACCAGCATCGTAAGGTGAACTACCTTTATAACCAATAGTTAGATAATTTTCAGTTGCGGCATTAGCATATGTTACACCACGAGCAGAATTAATTCCTGCTTCAGTACCATCGCCACCAGCAAAATAAGGATCAACATATACTTTAAATTGACCATTCAACGTACCGACGTATGAATTTCCGACAATACCATCTTGACCAACCAAAGCACCGTTACCCAAATTATGATTTGCATCCAAAAGACCAGTTAACGACAAAGCGGCAATTGCATTGGCAGAACCAATTATAATATTGCCACGACCTCGACGAGTATCAATTGCGATACCATTTGCATCTTTTTCTAGTTGGAAGAACAAACCTTTATACTTTTCGACTGACCAACGACCATCACCATCAGCAACGTCCCATGTACCAGGAGCTGTAGTACCAGCGGCGCCTGCTTTAGCAACACGGTTAACCACATGTACAACTTCTCGATTAATTTCAGCAAGAATTTCAGTTGACAAAATATTTGCCAGTTCTTGCTCGGCATCTAGACCATGAATTGCTTTAAGGTCTTGTGCCAATTCAGTCGTGTATTCGGCCTTGAGGGCACGACTTTTTGCTGTAACCGACGTTTTATCGATTGTGAATGACATTTGACGGAAATTATTTTGAGCTGCATCACCAAGTGCCTCAGCACTGGCAGTAGTCATACCGGAAGCAGGAGCATATTCTGTCATAAATGGATCTTGAGCACCAGTAGGAAGTGCCGCAGCGGCATCTCCAGTACCTGCAACATTAGTACCATCAGCATTGGCAGATTGTCCAGTTATTGCTTCGTCAAACAAAGCTTCATTTCCCAACAATTGCGTATTGTTATTAGCAGTGTCAGCAACATAATTGGATTTCAGATAAAATACTAGTCCAGTAGGACCAGACATTGGTTGAACACCAACGATATCATAGGCAATTAAGTTTGGCGCCGCACGGCGAATCAAACTGATTAAAATTGGATCGTATCCTTTACGACCAGCTGCACCGGCCGTTGTAAATCCATCAGCACCTAGATTTGTTGATGGAGCTGCTTCTGTTAAAAGTCCTGTTCCGCTATCTTCGGCAAGTTGTTGTTCAACAACTGCACGTTCTTGGTTTTCCAAGAGGATAGCAGTAACAGCACGCCGATAAGAGTCTTTGATTTCAGGCATTGATTCATGATTTAAAACCGGACCCCATTTTTCTTGTAATGCTTGTGCATTAGGCAATGTCTGCATTGTTATTTTCCCCTTTTAGGTTATTTAGAATATCTTCCAAGAGCAGCCGCATAAGCGGACATTATTGGATCTGATGTTCCATAAGTACTCTCATCTGTTTCTTCTAGTAATGGTTGAACAGACGAGTCTGTTTTTGATTCGTTAAAATAACTTTCCTTGATAGTTTCTAATTTTGTGGTATATTCTTCAATATCACCACTATAAACTACCGATTCAGTTAACGATTTAAATTTCTCAATATCTACATCAACCATATCATTACTTACAGTTAAAAAAATGTCATCTTGAATATGACCACTATTTTCTTCTTTCAATTCGATATTTGTTTGTATCTGCTTATCTAATTCATCTTGCAATTTTGAAACTTTTTCTGTTAATTCAGAAAAAACATCAACTTTGTCGTCCGGAATTTCAATATAGGATGTTTGGAATAATTCTTTCATTCCAGTCAAGAAAGTTTCAGTAATTTCTGTTTTAATTCCTTTCTCAACTGCAAGCTTATTTTCTTCCATCCATTCTTCTACAATGTAATCCAGATAAGAATCAAATTTAGCAGTCATTTCTTCTTCTTGATCTAAGAATGCTTCCAGTGCTTCCTCTACCATCTGTTCTTGTTGAACAAGCAATTCAATATTAACTATATCCTCAGCACGTTTTTCAACAGCACTTTCAAATATAGTAGCTGCTTTGGCACGGAATTCATCACTGAATTCTTCTCCAACTAATAGAGCATCAACATCTTCAGTAGGAACATAAGATTCGCCTTTACCATAAAGTTTTCCAACTTTTTTACGTAATCTACTCAACAATGGATCTTTTCTGACTCCACCTGCTTTGACTTTTTTCTGACGGACTTTTTGCTTTCTAGCATATCCTTTACCGCCTTTAGTTCTGCCCCATTTAACTTTTTTCAATCTAGCTTGAATACGTGCGCCAAGACTTTTCTTTTGTAATTCTGAAATTTCTTCAGTATCCTCAATCTGTTCTGGATCATATTCTGAATACAATCTTGAAACTTTTTTGCGTATTCTTGATAGTACCTTTGAAACTCTAGCGGCACCACGTGCAACTTTACCTTGGCGAATATCAGTTTTTCTACCCGATGCCTTTCCACCAGAGGTTCTCTTCCATTTCTTCCTTTTAAGTCTAGACATAATTCGTTTACCAAGACTTTTCTTTTGTAATTCCTGTAAATCTGTTTCACCTTCAGGAAGATCTTCTTCCGTTAGCTCAACATCTTCAAGAATTTCATCAGGAAGATTTGCAAAAAACTCGTCCGGCAACGCATCTAATTCTTCGTCGGATGCTTCCTTAATAAATAACTCATATTCCTCGGATGTGATAGTATCAGGATTATCATCGTCGTCAGTATCGTCATCAGCAATTAAAGAATCTTCCGTTTCTTCTACTTCTTCTTCGGAATCACCTTCTTCTGCTATTAGACCACCTTCGTCGTCAAAATAATCAAGAATAGTTTTTCCATCCTCTTCTTGATCATCATCTTCTGATTCTACCAAATCTTCAAAATCTTTTTCCATTGCTTCCATTTGCGTCTCCTTTATGGATTGTGAAGATTTCTATTTTGTGATAGTATTTATAAAAATTTATATTTATAAACTATTTATAAATCCTTTAAATGCTAAAATAGAAACCTCTTCACGATCACGTTTAGATGACGCCTCTATTTTTAATTGCATTTCTTCTATTTGTTTTTCTTGTAGCAAACCATTATCCCAAACCCATTCCTTTCCTTCCATAATACCTTGCACAAATGCACCAGGTGCAGATGGATCTGCAACAATATCAGCAGCCGTTGCTAAGTAAAAATCATCTTTTACTAATTTAGTACCATCTTCCATTTCTTCTATCGAACCCATTCCTCTACTAGAAACTCCTAATCTTGCACCTTCACCTAATATCCCCTGTACAATTTTACCATATGGTGTTTCTTTTAAAACTTTTGCCTTTCCTTTCCAATTATTACCATCGGAGGACAATTCAGTTACCATATGAGAAACACGATCTAAATTAATAGTTGGTCCTTCAGGATGCCCTAATTCACCAAAAGCACGATTTTCTTTTATATATTTACCTGTGTATCGCTCAACTTCACGTTCAAGCAATTCCTTGGGATAAACTCTACCATTTCTATTTTTTATTTCAGACTGAAGAAAAATCCCTTCAATAAATAAAGATTTTTTACCACCTTCTTCTTCTAATTCAAAAACTTCTAAATCTTCATTTATCTCCGTTATCAATTTCATCTGATTTCTCCTCTGGTTCTTCTTCTGTAGAAACTTCTGGTTCTTGCACTGGTTTTTCTTCTGAGTTATCAAATAATTTGCCAGCAATTTCTGGTTTTTTTTCTACTATAGCAGCTGTTATTCTATCTTTCAACTCTTGATCGAGGAGTTCTTTAGCCTCTGCTGGTTTATCTTGTATCATCTTATCCATTATATTATCTATATTATTCATTTAATTCCTCCTCAGTCCCAATAAGATCTAACTCATCGAATAAGCTGTTAATACTATTTAGTGATTCTTCATTTTCTGGATCGAAACCTGCATAAACAGATTTTTTTGAACCATTACTACCACTCGCATTAGGTTTACGTGTAAATTCTTTAGGATCTCTTTTAGGTGCAGTTTTAGATTTGTCTGCACCATCTGTTTCTGGATCAAAATTGGTATCAGTTGCACCCCATTCAATAGTTGCATCTTTTGCTAATCTTTCATCAGAAACTTCAGCTGCAATTTCTTTATCCATAGTTGTTACTTCTTCATCTGTAAAAGCCAACAATTCTCTACGAATCCAATCCATTGAAAAATATCTACCTGCATATTCTGATATATCACGTAATATATTTAAACGACCAGCAAGCATTTCTGACTTTTTAATTTCTCTGTAATAAGAATCTTCTGCCCAACTATATTGAATCTGTGGACGAAACTTATCCCAATCATCTTGTTTCAAAATACCCTTTAATACTAACTGTGTTTTAAGCACTTGATCAAACATTTCTGTAAACTTATTTCTCAATCTTGAAACAAACTTAGAAAATTTCATTTCATCTCTATTGATTTCTGATTCTCTTCCGAGAGAAAATCCACTATCAGATTCAAGTCTAGACGGAGGAACATTCAATGCTTTATACACTTTAGTCTGGAAAAAAGTAACATCTTCTAATTCACCCAAGTTTTGTCCACCTGGCAACGTTTGTATTTCAGTTCCTCTACCACCTTCTCTACGTGGCAACCAAAAATCTTCAAGCATACTCATATGTTTTCGTTCATCTTTCAATTCACCAGTACTCGCATCATACACAAGTTTATTACGATAACGATTCATTGTATCTGCCAAGTACTGTTCTGCTTTTGCTTTAGGTAAATTACCAACATCAATATAAAATATTCGACGTTCAGGTGCCCGACTAATTCTATAAATTACTAGAGCATCTTCCATCATTCGTAATTGATTAATTGGTTTTATTGCCTTGTGCAAATGACTTATGATAACATTTTTACCATGTTCAAACATACCAGAATTTACGTATGCAATCGCATCAGGACTAACTTTAATACCTTCTTGATTATCAGACGTTCCAGTATTCAATTTTTCATTATATAAATACCATTCTTTTACTTCTTTAACAACTTCAACACGTCCTTCTGGTGTGTTTACATCACGTTTACTAGTTTCTCTCACCTTTCTAATTTTTCTAGGATCAATGTAACGCAATTCTTGAATCCCTGCCTTGGGACGTTTTTCATTAATTATTATATGATGGTACAAACGACCATCAACATACCATTTACGGAATGTCTCATAGCCCTTTTTATTAAAATCTAAAAGGTCTATGAGATAATTCCATTCAGTATATATCTTTTCCTTGATTGTATCAGGAGCGCCCAAATCTTTCAGTTCTAAATTAACAATAGATTCACGTTCATCCGAAATCACAATTGCCTCATTAACAATATCATCAATAGCTGCATCAACCTCAGATTGCAATGCTAATTCACGATATTTTGTTATGAGTTCTATCTCATTTTTGATAGTCCCATCCATATTTAAATAGGCACCATATGCACCGCCTGGTGCTAGTGCTAATGCACCATCATCATTTTCAGGCGGAGCAAATGAAGTACCTTTTTTCTTTTTCCGTGTTATTTCAAAACCGAATATTTGTGCCATTTATTGTTATTCTCCTGACGCCCAACTCATACCAGATGCCAAAGCAAGTGCAGGTGCCGCAACGGCAGAATCTAATGCACTCTTACCAATAGAAAGAGGATTACCATCCCACGTCCAATTAGATAGCGCCCAAGTAACTGGGAAATTCAAAATTTCATCATTATTTGCCCAATCTAATTCAGCAGGTCCTAGAACAGTTGGCCAAGCATTTTCGATAAGAACTTGTCTAATTGGAAGACCAGTTTTACTTGACACCGTTACTTTCATTGAACCCATATAACTATTCAACGCCGCCGTAGGAGACATCTTATTAGTTGTTGATCCATTTATTCGATCCATCCATACGGTTATCATTTCATGTACAGAAAAATCCTCATCTTCATAAACTGTAGTTTCCCAATCTTCAAAAGTTGGTGCACCATTTACTTTAATTGTTCTACCCATATAGGGGACTTCACTCGTAGAAATTGTTCTTCCTGGTAATTGTGAAGTTCTAACCCTAAACCCGAAAGCAAATTTTCCTTGTAATGGAAGTCCAAGTGTCGGTGGTGGTTCTATACTAACCATAAAATTACTAGGTCTTGCCCCACCAAAAGGATTTCCTAATTTAAATGAAGTTACATCAAAAGCCATTTTTTATTCCTCCTATCCTATTACTTCTGAAAATGATACAGCCGTTCTAACAGCAACAAAGTTTAGACGAATGAAATTAATAGAACGTGTAGGTTTAATAAAAATATCCCCAACAAATTCATTTGCATCAATAACATCACCTGTATTATTTGTCTCGTCACAAATTACCCTAAAATCAGTAATTCCTCTTTTACCTTGAACTGAGTCCAAATAACTGGTAACTAAACTTTTAAACGTTGAACGTGTAAAATCATCATTGAATTCAAACAATAAACTTTTAGCAAAATTACCAATCGTTTTCTCAAGGACAATAAATAGTCCTCTAACATTAATCCTAGTAAAAGCACCTGTTCCTAATTGTGAAGTTTTATCTCCATATAACAATGTTCCCTGACCAGGCATTGAAATAACAGGATTAATTCCTACTGGATATAATTTATCACGTTCTAATTGTCCAGGATTAAAATACAATCCTGCTAAATTTCTAATCTGTCCTCTAACAGTTCCTGCCGGACTCCACCATGCATCTTGATTAATTCTCGTCAATGCACTAATACCAGCAATATCTCCATTCAACGGAACTGCAACATATTTATCAGTGTATTTATTGTACATCTTTTTGTAACCACTATCAACAACTATAAAAGATGTAGCAACTCCATGTGTTGCTGACCAAGTTACAAGTGCATCTGCTTTATCACTAAGCTTAACACTAGAAGATAATAAATTTACAGAACTTGCTGTAGATGGAGGTGAAATAAAACCAAAAGAATCTTTTCTTGATGAAGTAATACTATTTATCTTAACATTTGCATGGTTACTGGCACTTGAATCTCCACCAATAAAAAATCCAGCATCAGTCGTATCAGCATCAGCAAATACATCATAAGCAGTTTCTCTGGCCAGAGTTGCATTAGCATCGGCCGCAGTAGTTGCAGATTTTCCAGAACCCAATTTAAAATCAATACCATCAGTACTAGTTAAAGGTGTTATTGCATCTGTTTCAGCGGCAGTTACTGATTCAGTACTTTCAGTTACCCACTCATCACTAATTATTGATTGTGTATCAGTACTACTACTAGCATCTTCGTGTATATTTAAACCACCAAAATAAATCCATTGACCTTCATCTCTAATTCTATCTTTAATATAGTTACTTGCACCAAAATCATCTGTAGCATCGGTTCTAATAGATACACTTGCAAATTTTTCTAATACTGTGCCTTTAACTCCTGTAATTCCTCCTTCACTATCAATTACTATAACGTGAATGCAATCGTATTTTGTAGATGCTCCTGATCCTAGTGCATTTGCTGATTTTCCTGGAGCTGCTGAAAAAGCACCTTTATATCCCCAAGTAGCAAAATTTGTCTGGTCGCATATATGCACAGTTATATTGTCACCATACTCACCAGGATATCTTGCTATAGCAAATGATTCAAGATTGTCACCTGGAGCATATGTTGCGTCATTATAATCAGTATAATTTAAGAATGCACTACTAACTGCACCAGGTGAAACTGAATTTGTAGCACCCGATCCTACTGATCTTACTACTTGTAATCCACTTACATATGCTAAATAACTTGCAGCTGTTAACCAATTGACTTCACCGAGTGAATCTGGTTTTCCAAAAGTTTTTATTAATTCAGCTTCACTATTAACTACAACTATTTCATTTGCTGGACCCCATCGAAAATGACCTGCAATTGCTCCTCCACCTAGGGCAACTGCCCCTAAAGATGCAGTTTTGTCAATTTCTTTGACCTCTACACCTGGACTAATTAAAGTTGTTACTGCCATGTCTGTTCTCCTTGTTTCGGACTAATTGTTAAATTCTACGGACGTTCCCACGTAAATCTTGTATTTTTATTTATAAAAAGTCCGTTTTTCAAACATATGTCCAATGTTCCCCATCGGTATCTGTAAAGCCATCAGATTCTAAACCAGTATTAACAATTCCAAAGGGAGTTAAATCTTCTTCCATTGCTTTCATACGATCAGAATACATTTTTGTACGCAAATCAGAATCAAGCAAATCTTTAAAATATGTCTGATTAGTCAACCATGAAAACAAAACTAATGTCATTACCAAATCATCGTGATGTCCTTCAGACGCCGCATAACTTTTAGCTTTAGTACAAAATGTTGTAAATTCTGCTACTGTATCAAAATCTAATAACAATAACTTTTTTTCTTCAATTAAAGATTTAAGTACTCTACAACCAATCCGTTTTACTTGCGGTGTAGTTCTCACACCAAAAATTGTATTTTTTGCAAATCCACCACCAACAACTTGACCCGATCTACCTTTCATTGCAGTAGAAATCATATTTTCATATTCTATATCATAATATAAAATATCAGCAACTTGTCCACCAATATCATTTGCCTCTACCATAACCCATGCATCGTTGTATTGTTTTCCAATTTGTTCTATTACACTAGGATATAACAAAGGAGCTATTTCATTATTTCTATATCTACAAACTAACTTATACGGCATTTCTGTAACATCAACAACTGTAAATGCACTATAATCTTTACCTCCTCCTCTTGCAACGTCACAAGAAATTACATAAACACGATCTTTAATAGGTCGTTCCCATGTTGCCAGTCCATCTTTCTGTGCAATTGGTTCTTTCCATGCCAATTGTCTTAAGCGAGTAGAAGAAATTAGTGTATTAGATGATCCTAAAAAATCAGTCTCAAACTCAACTCTAAACTGATCTTCTGATGTATTTCGTATAGTCTGTTCTTTCCATTCTTCATCACGTCCAGGAACTTTAGACCAATGTACATCAATAGGAATATAATCACTCTGACCTTCACAAGCCGCAACCCACATCTTATGAAATTGATTCATTCCATTTGGAGTTGAAACGATCAAAACCTTTGTTGTACTACCAGATGAAATTGTTGGATATACTGAGCGAAAGAAATCTTCAGCAATATGTTCTGGTACGAATGCAAATTCATCTAACATAATAATATTAAATGTTCCACCACGAATTGCACTCGATGAAGTTGAACTAGCAAGAATTTTTGAACCATTTTCTAATTCAATATTTCCTTTATTCCACTCTACAACTCCTTGTTGCAACCATGCTGGTAAATGTTCATATGCTAATTGCAAACGTCCCAACAATTCTCTTGCCGTACTTCCTTTATTTGCTAGAATGCCAACTCTAACATCTTGATTAAATAATATGTAATGTAGAAGATAAGCAAGTATAGTAGTCGATTTTCCTGTCTGTCTAGGCATTTTACAAATAACAAAACGATTATCACAGAATTTATTAATCATATCTTCTTGAAAATCCCATAAATCAAATGGTTGCAATCCCTCATCAACTGTAACAATTTGCATAAAATTCTTTATAAAATAAATAGGATCATCTGCACATTTAAGATAATGTTCTATCTGTTCTTTGTCAAAATCGACAGGAACATTTGCTTTCTTAAGATTTGGATTTCCTAAATAATTATTATTATTCATCGTTTATCAACTTTCAAAAATTGTTGTAAATCTTTAGTTGAACCCACAAACAATGTATTATTTGTAACATTTTTAGGACC